TAATGAAGTTCACTATTCTGGGTCTAACCTTGTAGCGTATGACCACAATGGTAAAACAGTTTTGAAGCACACAGATGTCCAACCAAAGGATTTACCAAAATACATTTCTAAAGATTTGGCAGAACGCTTGCTCGCGCAGCCATTTAAAGGCACACTCCAATCACTAATAGGACAAGATATTAAGGTTGGTGGTGAAGGTCTCAAGTCTGTCTACAACAAGACTCTTCCTGAGAAGTTTAAGAAGTATGGGAAGGAAGAAGTAAAACACGAGATTATAAACAATGTACAAGTTTCTTACGTTCCTATTACCTACAAGACTCCAATTGCCTATCCCTTTTATGTCGGCGCTCCCCTTGGAGTACTAAGTGCTGCTCACGACAGAGAACAAGGAAAGAGATGAACCTTGACCCCAATATAATGAAGCGTCTTCGTGCCTGGAAAGAGAGTCCATTGCTCTTTGCTGTTGAGTGCATCGGGGCGCATCCTTCTGATCAGCAAGCAGAAGCTCTGGCTGCAATAGGTAAATCAAAGCGAACATCAATACGTAGTGGACACGGAATTGGCAAAGATGCCTTAGCCTCCTGGGTTATTTTGTGGTTTCTCTCCACGCGCCCCTACGCAAAAGTAGTCTGCACAGCACCTACAGCTCGCCAACTGAGTGACATCCTCTGGGCAGAGATTGCAAAATGGCTTCGACAAAGTCAGATTAAAGAAGAGTTCGTGCATCACAAGGATATTCTCTTCTACAAAGACGACCAGAAAGAATGGTGGGCAAGGGCAGTCTCTGCATCTGTACGAGCTACAAAAGAAGATCAGGCAGAGACTCTGGCGGGCTTCCACGGGGAACATCTTTTGATGATTGTAGATGAAGCCTCTGGTGTGCCTGATCCGGTCTTCATTCCCCTCGAAGGTGCAATGACGCAGGAGGACAATAGAGTCCTTCTTATCGGAAACATGACTAAGAACAGTGGATATTTCTACGATACTCACTTTCATCCTACAATCAAAAACGCCTGGGCAAGACTACACTACGACAGCAGAAAAAGCTCTATCGTAAAGCCATCCTACTGCGAATACATGGCTGCCAAGTACGGCGTTGACTCCAACGTCTTCAGGATTCGTGTTGCTGGCGAGCCGCCCCTCGGAGATGCAAATACTCTCATTGCTCTTGCTTGGTCTGAGCAGTGTATCGGGAATGAAATCTCCGTACCAGAAGATGAGCCTATGTATCTTGGAGTGGATGTTGCTCGTTACGGAGACGACAAGTCAATTATCCTTCCTCGTAAGGGAAATATGGTTTTTCCTTGGAACAGTTTCTCAAACATGAATACTATTGTTCTTGGTGGTCACATCTTGATGGCCTATCAGGAACTTGAGTCTCAGGGTCTTGCGATTGACGAGATTGGTGTTGGAGCAGGCGTGACGGATTGGCTGTTCAAGCAACGAGTCCCAAATATGTTTGGGGTGAATGTCTCGACACAGTCCTCTGATACCAGTAAGTACGGCATCCTGCGAGATGAACTATGGGTCCGCGTCAGGGAGAAGTGTATGAAAGCACAATACTGCTTCCCGACGGAGACTATGCCTGGGGAAGTGATGTCGCTTGGACAGGAGCTCGCGAATGAGCTGGCAATGCCTACTTATGAACACAACAGTCAAGGTGGTATTGTAGTAGAGTCAAAGCGAAAGATGAAGGCCCGTGGCTTGTTCAGCCCGAACATTGCTGATGCTCTGTGCTTATCTGAGTATTTTAGCAACATCTCTACAAAGGTCTTTGCAAAGAAGAGCGACAAGGCTCGAGTTGACAGATGGAGGGAGAGACTTGCGAATAAGAGAACTCCTCCTGATAGGAATGCTTGGATGGCAGTTTAATATGGCAGACAGTTTTTATTTAAGACCCACTGATCCAGCTTTTGTGAAGCACAAGGGAAGTTTCCCTTTGGCAGGAGCTGAGCAAGCTTTACAGGACTACGAAACTTATGTTGTTAAGGAAGGACGAAGCGTTCCAAAAGATTTGTGGATGGGAACGGCACTACAGGAAAGTGGTCTTGGGAAGTATGAGTGGGGAGGATACAGAGGAGGAATTGGCAAGAAAAAATATAATACTCCTGTAGCTGCAAGGAATCCTCAAGTAGGGAATATGATGATGGCTGTTCCTCCACTTAACTACTTGGAGAGACAAGTAGATAGATTTGCTCCTAACTGGAGAAGTACTTTAAACCCAGAAAACTTACTTGATCGCTCCCGAGAAAAGCTTGATGCTTTTAGGCAATTACCAGAAAGTATGCGTCCCTATAAAGATATAAGTGAGGCTACTAAAGCAGTCATTAACGCTCATAAGGATAAAAGTGCTTGGTTGGGAATGATGGCCAGGGGACTTTATGAGGACTCGGATTACGCTGCACATAAATTGGATGAAGGCATGAAGAAGTTTGGAACCGCCGAAAAAGCTTCCAGGTGGTATAATTACTACGACAAAGTTCCAAGAGAGCGACTTCCTGGACTTGGGAGAGACGTACTTGCAACTCCCGAAGTGCAGGAAATAATGAAGAGGCTACAGAGCAATGCCAGTGACTAAAACAGTTCTTCCAAGTGGTCGTGTTCGAGTCTCTACTCCTGGAGGAGTAAAGGCAAAGTCTGCCAGTAAGGAAAACGCAGCGAAGCTGGAGAGGTTACTGAATGCGGTGGATCATGGATGGAAGCCAACAGGGAAGAGGACACCAAAGCCGAAGAGAATGATGTAATGGCTTCAGTAGACCTTAAGAACTCTTTTGACCCAGAGGGAGAAGGATATGATCTTCAAGGGTATGAATCAAAGACTTCGAGGTCAATAATTGACTTTTCTGAAAGGAGGTAAGAGAAATGTCGAAAGGATCTTCAAAGAAAAGCACAAAGGTAGACAAGAAAGAGAAGAAATACCCCGACAGTAAATTTCCCCCCAAGAAAAAGAAGTAGGAAGAGTGATGGGAAACGAATCAAGAGTCTTTCAAGAAGTAGAAAGTTCGGTTGGAGCAAGTTCTAAAGAGGACAAAGATCTATCTGAAGATCTCCTTGCGTGGCTCAAGCTGTGTGAAGGCTCCGAGACGGAGACTGCCTATCGCACAAATGCAACGGAAGACTATGAGTTCTATGCGGGGAAGCAGGATACAGCAGAAGTAGAAGCCGAGCTTATTGAACAAAAACGCCCGAACACTGTCTACAACGAGATCAAACCTAAGGTAGACATGCTTGTTGGAGCAGCAGCGCAAATGCGACAGGCCCCGACGCTTGTTGCTGTGGGTAACGAAGACGAACCGATGGTTGAAGTCCAGAATGGCGTGTTCAAACACTATCGCTATAAGCTGAAAATCCCTCGTAAGGAAATAAACTGCTTTGAACACGCTGTTAAGGGCGGAAGGTCTCTCTTGTTCTTTTACCTAACTGGTGAGAATCCGTTCAATCCTGAGATTACTGCGAAGTGTATTCGAGGAAAGGGATTCTGGATTGATCCAGATTCGATTGAATACGACTTGTCTGATGCACGATTTGTCTTTATGGATAAGTGGCTGGATAAAGAAGAGATTTCTGCTCTGTGGCCAGACTTTGATGGAACAAGTCTCTCTCAGAATGCCCCTGATATTCCCAGTTTCTTTAACCAAGACAGAAAGAAGTATCGTCTTGTGGAGTGTTGGTATAGGAAGATGGTGCGATTCTACTGGTTCGTCAATCCGCTGACGCAGCAACCAGATAGTCTTGAAGAGGGAGACTGGAAGCGTTTTGCCAAGGCGATTGTAGAGGGGATTCCTGTCGGGCAGAACGAAGATGGATCTCCCAAGATGTTACAGCTTCCTGCTCCTCCTGAGCACAAAGTAGTTGCTGCAAAGCGGGTCTTCTACGCGATTTTCTCTGGGAATCAGATTCTTGAAGAGGGACGAAGTCCCTACAAGTTTAACTCCTTTCCTTGTGTTCTTTTTGGTGCATACAAGAACGACGAAGAGAACAGCTGGTTTGGTGCTGTTTCAATGATGAAAGATCCCCAACGCGGGTTGAATACTATGCGTCGGCAGCTAATGTACTTGCTGCAGACAGCGCCAAAGGGAATCTTGATCCACGAAGCTGGTATTATCGTCAACGAAGATGAATACGACAAGCGATCATCCGAGCCGAACTTTAGACTTGTTGTTATGCAGGGAAGAGCTGATGCAAGTCATATTCGTTTCTCTGAACAGCCACAGATCTCTCCTGTTTATGGACAGCTGGATGGTGTGTACAGTCAATCAATGAAGGATGCCTCTGGTATCCAAGATCCGTTTCTTGGAATCCAGACTACAAGTCGCGAAGCTGGAACAGCGTTGAAGATGCGGCAGGATGCGAATGTAGGTGTTCTCTATGTTCTCTTTGATAACTTTCGGGAAAGTAGAATCGAGGCAGGAAAAATATTGCTGTCAATGATTCAGCAATATGTAAAGGAGCCTGAGGTTGCAAGGATTGAAGGCCCCAATGGGATGCAAGTACTGCAAGCAAACACTCAGATGAATCCGCAGTTACAAGGCTTCAACGACTTGTCGTTTGGTAAGTACGATGTGCGAGTGGACGAATCTCCAGAGTATATCACAAGTCGGATGACTACACTGCAGTTACTTGTCGACTTCAGCCAGAACAACCCAGGAAGTATTCCTGTGGACATCATTCTTGAGTACGCAAATCTACCGTTCTCTACGAAGCAACGAGTTCGGGAGTATCAGAAGGAACAGGCTGCAATACAGCAAAAACAATTTGAGATGCAGATGGAAGCTAAGATGACTCAGCATAGGGATAAAATACACTTGGAGGAACACAAATTGGCTAAACAGCCAAAGAAAGGACAGGAGAGCAATGCCAGAAGAAAAAGAAAGTGAGCAGCTGAAGGACGGGGAAGAAGAGAAAGAAGAGGAGAAGTCGTCAGAGAGCTCAGAGGAAGAAGGAGAGAAAGAAGAGGAAAAGGAAGAAGAGAAAGAGGAGTCCAAAGAAGAGGAAGAGAAGCCCGCCGACAAAAAGGTGGACGAAGAGGAAAAGAAAGGCGGCGATGACGAAGTTGCTGCTCTTCGGAGGACGGCCAGAGAACAGAAAAAGCAGTTGGACCTGCTGACTGTTGAACTGGCAGAAAACAAGAAGGCCCTGCAAAAGGCTGGACTGGTTGAGGAGGACGATAAAGAGGCTATTGCAAAGCAGAAGGAAACTGCTACTGCCCGAAACGCAATGCTGGAAACACTTGCGGAGATGATGCGCCTCAACCCGCGTTTCGCTGACTTTGATGATGTTGTAACTGAGGACTTTGCGGACGACCTGATGGAAGGTATGGCGCGAGTTCTTGTTACACAGGAAGGCATCTCAGCAAAGGATGCCTCCAACAGAGTTGAGCAAATGGTGTGGACACTGCCAAATCCGTACAGGTTCTTGTACGACAGTATTAAGGCACACCACCCGAAATTCCAGAAGGCTGAAGAAAAGAAAGCAGGAGTCGGAGACAAAAAAGCGGAGAAAAAACTTACAGACCTTCTTCCTAAGAAGGCTGGTTCGATTCAGGATGCTGCAGGTGGAGAAGGAGGGAAGGGCGGTTGGACTGCAGCCAAGATTGACGCCCTTGACGAAGATGAATTGCATACTGTTCCGAAGGATGTTTATGAGAAGTATCTGAGGAACGAGCTTAAATAAGGAGTGAAAGATGGCTGGAAATCCAAAGACACAATTTTTAACCAATGATGCGTTGACCAGGAAGAAGTGGGCAAAAGATCTCTTCCCCCTGATCCTCAGCTCAATGGAGCTGAATACCATCTTGGGTACGGACGAAAACGCTATTATCCAGCGGAGAACAGAGCTGGCTAAAGGCGAGGGAGATGTCGTGAAGGTTGGACTGGTTCTTCCCTTGGCTGGAGAAGGAGTTGTCGGAAACAACCCTGTCGAAGGCAACGAAGAGAAACTGGTCTTCAAAGACTTCTCAGTGACAATCGAAGAGCTCAATCATGCAGTTGATACTGGTGGTCGGATGGAAGAGCAGAGGGTACCGTATGACTTGATGCAGATTGCTAAGACCGGACTGCAGAGATGGTGGAGTGAAAAGCTGAATGCAGCGGCATGGGCTGCCCTGTGCGGAGATACCAGCTTCCAGATTGCTGGCTTGACCTTTGCTCAGGCCCCGACGGCGCCCGACAGTGGACACTGGCTTCGGGTTAATGATGCTGCAAGCGATGCTGCAATGACCTCAGCTGATGTTATGGACCTGACCTTCCTGGACAGGATGAAGCAACGAGCAGAAATGCCCGCAAGTGGGTGCTACAAGGTTCGTCCCTTGGGAATCGGAGGGAAGAATTTTTATAGGGTCTTCCTGCATACCTATTGCTTCGATCAGCTCCGAACCAACATGAATGTTGGACAGTGGGGAGATCTGCAGAAAGCAGCAGGGAAATTGGCTGTACCCAATGTCGAGTTTGAGTACAACAGACTGCTGGTCTCGAAGAGCGAGAATGTTCGACCTTCGCCGACAAATGGCAGTGTTTACAGAAATGTACTGCTTGGCGCCCAGGCTGCAGTCTTTGCCTTTGGTGGTGCAGGAGAGAGCAAGTCGACCACGATGGCCTTTGTGCCTTATGAGAAAGATGCCAAACGCTTCGTTATGGTTCGGGGCGGAGGGATCTTTGGTGTCAAGAAAACGTTCTTTACGTTGAGCGGCGCCGACAGAGACTATGGTATTATTACTGGCTCGAGCTACGGTGCAGCCTTAAGCTAAAAGGAGGTGGATATGTCTACAGATCTTTATACCAACTCCTTCTCAGACAAAGGTTTTTTCGTCAAAAGTCGGAAGTTGGCAACACCCGCAGATGCTACTTACAATATCATCCGCGTTCCGAGGTACGCTTTTGTTGACAGTGTATGGCTCTGGCTGACAACAGCCTATACACTTGGTACGGCTACACTACAGCTCGGCTGGTTCGGTAATGGCGAGACAGCAGTTGTAACTGGCTTCATGGACACTGATGTGTCTGAGCCGCTTGTGGTTGGGATTAAAAGGGCGCAGAGAAGTACGATTCTCACGTTTGAAGGAAAGTACTTCAACGCTGCAGGTGGAGCAATTACACTTACAACTGACGACGATGGTGGGACTTCTGGAACGATGTTTGTGTTCGCTCACTATTGGGTCATTCAATAGGTAGGAGGATTTAGCGATGACAGTTGCTGTTATTAAAGACTTGCGCAATCCGGCGCTGCGGACGAGCGTGCTGGAGAACCCTTTTTGGCTCACCAGTGGAATTCTGGATGCTTCGGTGGGGGCTGCGATTGATGACGAGGTTTGCATTATCTTCAGTTTCCCCGTTGCGGGCCAGAGAATCATTATCCGTCAGTTCGTGACGGAGGTTTTATCTACCGTCTTTACTGCTGGTACAACTGCGACGATTGGCTTCTATACTCTTGCTACAGATGCGGTGACTGTAGGAGGGGTGGCAACGCTTGTTGATGTTGACAAGGTGGAGGCGAGTGGTGCAACGTACACCACAGCTGGCTTCTACTTCTCTGCAACGGGGGATGCTGTTGCTATTAGGATTCTTGGTGTTCCGACGGCTGCAAGTGATCTCATCATTGGTGCTGCAACTGATGTTATTGCCGTCTGTGCCACCTTTGCAAACGGAGCAACGGTGCTGGCAGGGAAGTGTCGGTATCACATGGAAGTCTCAATTGTACCGGGGACGTAAGAAGAGTCAATAATTGACCCATCTCCTGGAGGTATTACAGTATGACCTATGAAGAGCTAAATGATGCAACAGCTGTGAAGGTAAAGGATACTTCTCCAAAGTTTGTTGCGATGATCCCAGATGCTATTAACGAGGCTGTGCAGCAGATTGCTGATGCAGTCACGCCGCCGAGCCTTAAAGCTATGGGAACGGTTTATACTGTAGTATCCCAGGAGTGGGTTAATGTTAAGACAACACTGACAGATTTTAGTGGGAAGTTACTATATGCAGGAACGTCGAGTGGAAAAATTGGTTTCTACGATGGAGGTCTTGAGGCGCTGTTAGCCGAGTATTACAGTCTCGATGCAGATGGAGACGTTGAAGCTGTTGCACTTGAAGGAGATATTTTGTGGTACTACAAGACTCCTTTGGTAGCAACAAGCCTTACTCTTGTGTACTGCAAAGTACCTCCATTGCTTGTTTCGCCCGGAGATATTCCTGTTTGTCTTCCCTCGATGCTGCACAGAGATCTTATAGTAAATAAGACTGCAGCAATTATCTACGATCATATCGAAGAAGGACTGGAAGGGGAGAAGGTAAACACAAAGGCTTGTCTTGAGTTGTATGCAGCAGCGGAAGCAAGATTGAATGCTTGGTTTGCAAAACGAAGATCTAATGTCTCTCGGAGTGTGTGGAGTGTCTAAGTACTTTCGATTACTGTCTAAGGCAACAGGACTGAACAATCATATAGGCCCCACGAAGGTCAGATATGATGTGCAGACTGGCATTGGGGATCTTTGTCTTGCAGTCAATGTAAAGATCGGAAACGAAGGACAGATCGAACGCAGAGACGGACTGACTGCAACCGCAAGAACAGAAGCAAGTCACTCTCTTTTCACTGGAAACAGTGATACATTGTTTGTTGCAGGATCTTCCCTGTACGCACTCAACACAGATTTTACAAGGCAGATGGTTGCAACTGGTCTGACATTGGGCTACAAGGCTGCGTACTGTGAAGTGCAGGACAAGATCTATTACTGCAACGGAAGACAAAAAGGATATGTACAAAGTCGTACAGAGTATCCCTGGACAGTTGGAACCTACGTTGGACCAGTAACACACAGAGTATTTTCGAGTACGCCTATAGGGACCGCACTTGCCTTGTACAGAGGTAGGATGTACATTGCAGAAAACAAAACACTGTGGTACTCTGAGCCCTTTGCATACAGCGCTTTCGACTTAGCTAGAAACTACATCTGGTTTGAAGACAAGATTACAACTATCTTGCCTGTAGAAGAAGGGATCTTTGTTTCGGCAGGAAGAATATTCTTTCTTGCTGGCAAGAACCCCACAGAGTTTCTGCAGACGATTGTTTCAAGCTATCCTGTTGTGGGGCAGACAGGTGTGACTGTTCTTGGAGAGGAGCTGTTGGACAAGTCTTTCATAGGAAAATGCGCACTGTGGACTTCGCAGAATGGTGTGTTCTTTGGAAGGGGAGATGGACAGATTTTGAACTTAACAAAAGATAGGCTTGATCTTCCTCCTATTGGAGGGGGAAGTGCTGTGTTTCACAACGGAGCATATCTCGCTTTACTCAGTGAATAGGAGGACAAGAACATGGCTTTGAAATATTCAACGTGTTTAAGAAATATGCAACAGAGTAGGGCTGTAACAAGACACATAGCAGCTATCACTGCAACTACGATTGCAGCAGTTGATGGTGCTGGATCTTCTGATACGTTTACCGACTCTGGGAATGGCTTTATTACTGCGGGGTTCTCAGTCGGAGATTCTGTTCTTGTTTATGGGTTTACTGGAGCAAATCTTGGCTCACATGGCCCATTTGTCTTGACAGGTGTAGCAGCTGGTGTATTGACTGTTGCAACAGGAAGTATTATTGCGTCAGATGGAGCTACTGAGCCCGTAACGATCGTTGCACTGGTTGGTGGATCTCTGCGAGACATCTTCAAGGATGGTGTACTAAAGATATACAACGGAACGCAGCCTGCAAGTCCAGACAATAGTATTGGAGGTGCAACTCCACTGGTTGTTATCTCTGTTGCAAGTGGAGCATTTGCTTCAGGTGCTGTTGCAAATGGGCTGGAGTTTGGTACTGCAGTACTTGGAGTAATTACTAAAAATGCAGATGTCTGGTCTGGAGTGATTGCGTCAAGTGGTGTTGCAGGCTGGTATCGCAAATATGCAAATCCTACAGATGCAGGTGCAGCAGACACAACGTACATTTATCCTCGGATAGATGGCACTATTGGGACCAGCGGAAGAGAGCTCAACATGACTAACACTACCTTGACAGCTGGAGCGACTATAACCATTGACACTTTTGAAATCACTCTGCCTGAGTCGTAAGGAGGAATGAGATGAATGAAGCAAAGATAGGAGCAGAGTTCTCAGGAAGTGTTATGGGCGAGAAAATGTTGATGCAGTTGCTTGGTGGTACTTTCTGGGACTTTGAGTGCTTCGATAAAGATGGTAGACTCAAATGGCAGCAGCTGAATCGGCCAAACATTATCACTACGCAGGGGCTGAATTATCTGTGGGACATAGGTCTTGGTGCTGGAACGCAGATTACTGCTTGGTTTGTCAATGCCGTTGAGACAAACACAACGGCTGCTATTACAATGACCTATGCTGTTCCGGTGTTTACAGAGTGGGATGGGTTTACTCAAGCAGCCAGGATAGCATTTGTCCCGGCGGCATCAGCTGGTGGTGTGATAACTAACTCAGCATCTAAGGCTGTGTTTACTTCGGCAGAAGCAAAGACCCTTTACGGCGGAGCCCTCTTTGGTGGTGGAACAGATGCAGATACTTGGAAAGATACTGCTGGTGGTGGGACGCTATTCTGCTATTCCAAGTTTGCTGCAAGTGAAGATGTGGAGAACGGAGACACATTCAAGATCACTTGTAGTGGAACGCTCACGAATGCATAAGAGGTAAAAGATGGCCTGGACACTTAATCCAAGCGACAAGAGTGCAAATCTAACTCTGAGCAACGGGAACCTTACAGCCTCTTGCGTAGAGGGTATAGGCGACTGGAAGGGAGCTCGATGTATTGAACCACTGGCTTCAGGGAAGTGGTACTTCGAGTTTGTCTTTGGTTCGGTCGGGTCTCATATGGCTTTGGGCATTGCTACGGCTTCTGCAGATGTACTGGATAATCCTGTTGGAAACGTAGCAGACTCTTATGGAAGAAATATCTATGGGCAACCCGCAGGAAGTAAGTTCTCCTGTGCAGTTGACACAGATGCCAAAAAACTCTGGGTATGGCAAGACGGAGTTTTAGGTACAAGAGATCCTGAGAACGGAACCAATCCAGATGCTTCTGCTTGGGCTACAGATACGTACTATCCAGCTATAACAGAGTATGCTCAGTCTGATGGGGCAACGATAAACTTTGGCAAGACTGCGTTTCAGTATACTCCTCCATTAGGCTTTTCTGGAATGGACGTTCCTGTGGTTGTTGAAGCAACCCAAGCTGAGTCAGCAACTGCTTCTGTTACTATGACTCCAGGTGGACTTTCTAAGGCTATCTCTCAATCTGTTACAGTTGCAGACACTATGACAACAGATCTGCTTTCTCTTGCAATCTCAGAATCTGCGGAAGTTGCAGGTGTTATGGTGGGAGTCAGGGCAGTCGGTAGTATTTCAGAACAAGCGCTGATAAATGTCTTCTTTTCTGCAACGAAGGAACAAGTAATAACAGCGAGAATGAGGGCTACAAGATCAGCTGCTACTGGCACAGGGAAAACAGGCATAAATTGCAGTATGAAAGCAACTGCAATGTTTCCAACGATCTTGGGATTGGTTGGAGCTGTTGCGCAAGGGAATTCTCCTGTTGCATCTATTTTTGCTGGTGGAAGTATTGTCAATGTTGTACAAGGGAGTGCAGTAGCTCCGTCGAGGGTAGGCAAGGCAACAGCATGGAATGTTGTCGGAGCAACTGCTATTCTTGTAGCTCCCTTTCCAACGATAAGGGCAGTTGGATACGTAGTCTCTGTGGTGGATCATAGTGCAGTTGCTACATCTCGGAGAGGCAATTCAAGTGCTCGACAGTCCAGTGATATTATTGACGGAGTACTGTGGTTTGGAAAGATGGGTGTTGTAGGGTACGCAAGAAACGTTGCTCCACTTCGAACAGCTAAAGGAACTGCATCATGAGCAAGCTTGGAGTAAGGATAAACACAACTAATGCTGCTGCATCGCAGTATATAGGTATGGACTTTGACAGTCTTGTTGTCTTCAACGGAGTTGTTATCGGAGCAGGATCTTCTGGAATCTTTAAGCTCGAAGGGGAGAGTGACAATGGAGTAAACATCGAAGCAGACTTCAAGACCTTCTCTACAGATCTTGGTGTAGCAAACAAGAAGAGAATGAGGAACATTGTACTGTCTGGGGAGTTCGAGGGGAGTCTGGAGGTTCTTCCTGTAGTAGACAACGACGAAGGAGAGGTTCATTCAGTTCCTGCAGAAGCCTCTCGATTCCACAGAGAGTACACTGTTCCTGTGAACAGAGATAATCAAGGTGCGGCTGTGGGTGTACGAGTTAAGAACACAAACGGCTCGTACTTCTGTGTTGAGAGCATTGATGTTCTTCCTGTTATACTTGGAGTTCGTTGATGGCAAATGTTGTCTACAAATACTCTGAGATTATCCAGGAGATCGGAACCAAGGTATATAAATTTTTTGGGGACGCTAAGAAGGCGATGTTAAAAAGAGGACTTGGAGATGCACAGTTGGGAATCTTGAAGCAACAGATGTATTTAGGCGGACTGCAGCAAGGAACTAGACAACTGTCTTATGCAGATGGGTCTGTAGTTGCTTGTAAGAGCGTACTTGGTGCAGATACTGTTGAAATTTATGTGCCTCCTTTCATTCCTGCAGCAGAGCGCAAAAAGATTGCTCTTCCGGGGCAGCCAAAAGCGTTCTTCAGAATTCAGGTATTCAGGGATGACGATGTTACTGTTCCTTATGGTATTCCTGGTGCTCCTGTCTTTGACGTTTTGTCAGATTGGTATTGGTTTTCGCTTTCTATCTCTGACGAAGATGGAGAGGATATTGCAGATGTGTTCTTTGAAGATGATGAGGAAGAGTCTATTGAATCCTTCTACAAACGAAACGCTGATGGATCTCGTAAGAAGGATGCAGATGGCAACGATGTTTCAGTCTGGAATCCAACACTAAAATGTTGGGAGTTCGACTCCTATATTTGGAACGCGAACGAACCTGCGCATCCAACAAAGCCACCGGAAGGCAGTACACCAGCATTAGTGTGGGATGGTGCACTTGGGAAGTATGTTGCAACTAAGACAAAGTATGTAATTAGGGCAAATTGCAGAAATGGTGTCGGTTCTTACTACAGAAAACTTACTCCTGGACAACTTGATGCAGGAGAGTGGCCAAGAGATCTGGGAGGATTAGTTGCAG